TTGCCACTACTACACCTTTTCAAGTTGAAGAAATTACAGACGCATTTATAAAATTAAAAGCACTGGGTATCGATCCTACTGAAGCTAAACTACGTAGTTTTGGTAATACTTCTTCTGCTATGGGCAAATCTTTAAACCAAATGATAGAAGCGGTAGCAGATGCAGCGACTGGCGAATTTGAACGGCTTAAAGAATTTGGGATTAAATCAAAATCTGAAGGTGATAATGTTACGTTCACTTTTAACGGCGTAGCTACTACAGTTAGAAAAAATTCAGAAGAAATTACAGCATACTTGCAAAGTATTGGCGAGACTAAATTTGCTTCTGGTATGAAAAACCAAATGGATACGTTAGATGGCGCATTTTCTAACTTCTCTGATACCGTTTCTTTAGCTGTTAAAAAATTATCTGAAGAATCAGGTTTTAATGAGTTAATTAAGTCTGCTACGTTAGGCGTATCTTCATTTATACGTAAGTTATCAGGTACAGAAACGGTAGACGATTTTAAAGAAAAAATAACAGACGTAACAGAACAGATTGAGCATTTTAAAAATGAAATAAAAAAGGCTGAAGAATCTAAAGAAGAAAAAGGATTTTTAGCAAGTCTTATTGGTGGTAGCCCAGATGCGGTAATTGATAATGCACAGATGCGGTTAGAGTTACTAAACGTAACTTTAGCGAAGCTACAAGAAAAAGCAAACGCTGCACAGGCAAAATCTAAAGGTGCTTTAGATAAGGCAGGTAAATCTGTAAAAGATCCAGAACAAGAAAGGGAAGATGCTTTAGATAAAGAATTTGAAGCGGCCAGTGATCATACTGATAGAATGATACGCCTTTTTGAAATGGAGAGTGAAGCAAAGCAAAAGTTAAAAGATAATGAAGATAAAATGTCTAAAGATCGTATGAACGGTATGAAAGGCTTTTTAGGTAATATGTCTACACTAATGGCTTCATCTTCTAAAAAGGAATTTGAAACGGGTAAAAAGTTTGCTTTAGCTAATGCAGTAGTTAAGGGTTACGAATCTGTAGTAAGTGCGTATGCAGCAGGTGCAAAAATCCACCCAGCGGTAGGCGTGGCGTTTGCAGCAGCAGCAGCAGCAGCTACCAGTATACAAATAAAGAATATACAATCACAAAAGTTTGGCGGCGGTAGTGCTGGGTTATCTGTATCTACTGGTGCAGGTGGTGGTATATCAACAGGTTCTAATTTTAATGGTGGTGCACCTGCACCTATAGAAGGTACAGAACAGCAAAAAGCTGGTGTGACCTATACCGTAAATGTATATGGTGATAGCTACGGCATGGATGATTTAGATACAGTTATTAAAGAGTCTATAAGACGTACTGTAAACAATGATGAAACTATTATAGAATCAGGTTCTAGGCAAGCACTTGATCTACAGGCTACAGGTTAATTATGGCAAGTATTACATATACAGCAAAGCGTAGTATTATAAAACGTCCTTTTGTTTTAACTAATGCTAATGACATATCTGTAAGTGATGTAGATAATTCTTTTAACTCTGTTACAAGTGATTTATCAGGATTATTAGCAAGTGAGTGGGTTTATGTTACAGGGTTTTTAACAGCAGCTAATAACGGCTGGCATCAACTTACTATAGATGCAGTTACAGGGAAGATAACAACAGACAGCATACTAGTAACAGAAATAGCAGGGGAGTTAATTACCTTACAAGGTTACTTACACGGCGAAGGTGAGCAATATAATTTAGAAATATCATTACGTGCTACTGATTATATAGAACAAGAAAGAAAGTTTATTAACGAATCTATTAGCGGTATTGAAGAAGAAATACTACATAACTGGAAAGAAACGTATTCAGTAACTACTTCTAAAGTAGATGAAGTAACAGAAAAAATGTACTGGGTAGAGTTTTTACACTCAGTAAGAGCAGGTGAGTCTTTTACTTTTGATGAATTTGGCACTATTGCAGTACCTAATAATCCGCTATCAGTCAAATTAGTAGGCGTTCCTAAGTACAGTAGAATACAGAACGCTAGAGAGCTTTATATTAGTTTTACTGTTAAGGTTCTTACATGAGAAATGATACTAACGCTTACTTAGTTAAAAATGATTCATTGCATAAAGAACCGCGATTAACTGTAGTAGTGGCTTTTGATGAAGCAGCTACTGATCTAGTTTATTTTACAAGCCATAATGACACACCTTTACCTGAAGGTGCAATAAGTTACAGCGGTATTTTAGAAGAATGGTCTGCTACTTCTCAAACTCTAAAACCTGAAAAAGCTAACGCTTCTATCGGTAATATTTCCTTTTCAGTTATAGATTATAATGAAGAAATCAGCCAGTTACTTGCTACAAGATATTTAAACAGCGAAAGCCTAAAAGGTAAACTAATTAAAGTTTACATGAATTACGAAGGGTTAAGCTGGGCAGATGCTGCACTTATACAAACACAAGTAATAGATGTAGTTACTACTAAAGACGGTAGATTTTCTTTTAGTTGTTCTGATGTGCAGCGGTTCTTAAAAAAGAAAATATTTATAACAGCATCCACAACACTACAAAGTAGTATATCTAAAGATGCAGACGTTATTAATGTATACGATACTTCTTCTTTTGAGCCTGTAGCTCATGGTTCTAGTTACTCAGATGCACCTAACCAAACGGTTTACTATTTTAAAATAGAAAAAGAAATAGTACGCGCTACAGATAAAACGTCTGGCACATTTACGGGTTGTGTTCGCGGCGTACTTAATACTAAAGCCGTAGCGCATGAAATTAATCCTGATTCTGATCCTGATAGGCGTACTAAAGTAGAAGAAGTTGTATATTTAGAAATGCCTGTACCTAAATTAATTCGTGCCTTACTTACAGGTGATTTATACGGGCAAGGCGTTAGCTTACCTGCTAACTGGCATGCTGGTATGAGTGATGCTTATGTACGTACTTCATCGTTTACACAAATAGGTAGTGATTATTGGGATACTACAGACGATAGTAAAGGGTTAATAGTTCGTTTCGTAGGTGAAAAAGATCAGGATGCTAAGAAATTTATAGAAGAACAATTACTACTGTTACTTGGTTGTTATATGCCGGTACATGGTGATGGTGCGTTAGGTTTGCAGCGTATGGTACAAGTATTATCAGATGCACAGCACGTAAAAGAATTAAATATAGATAACACAACCAGCTACGGTACGCTAAAACATGACTTACCTGAAGTTAGAAATATTATCGATATTGCATGGAATTGGGAAGAAGGTAAAAACGATTTTACCAGACATCATTTACTAATCGATCAAGAAAGTATTAATAGGTACGGTAAATCAAAAGTTCTGAATTTAAAGTTTAGGGGCTTGTACGGTAATATACATTCTAAAAAAACATTAGACGCGATATTTTCAAGGCTAAGAAGTCGTTTTACAAGTGAACCACTGCGCATATCTGTAGATGGTTTCTTTTCTCTTAATAGTGTAGAGATAGGAGACGTAGTAAAATTAAACTTACCGTATGTTAAAGATTATACTGCTAACAGTTTTTTAAATCGAGCGTTTGAAGTACAGCGTAACGGCGTAGACTGGATAACTGGCAGAACTACGTTTAATTTATTTGGCTCAACTTTAAAACCTTCACCTTCAGCATTAAGTGATACGCCTACTGTATTGCCTGACTCATGGTACACCAGCGAAGGTACAGATATTAAAACACTGGTAGGTTATTCAGCAGGGGTATTAACAGCCAGTATTACTATAAACGGCCATGCTGATCTAAATAATCCAGCGGCGATATACTACCATGATGGTGATTTAACAATACCTGACGGTGTAATTATAACTATTACAGGTAATGTATGGTTTAGAATAAAAGGACATAGAACGCTTGACGGTAAAATAAACGGCGCAGGTAATGGTATTACTACCGAGGCTACAGCAGGTTATTTAGGCACAGCTAAAGCGCAAGGTGGTATAAATACTACTATGATTTTCGGCACTTTTACTTCTGCTAAATCGTTTGATGTGAATACAACTTCTGGTATTCATAAAGCTATACCTGAGATAGACGTAGTTTACGATAATATTAGTGATAAATTAAATGGCGTACCTTCGGATTTACGAGGTACTACAGGTAATAGGGGCGGTAATGTAAATTTAAATAACGGTTATAGAATCTCTGGCGGTGTTCACGGTAATAGCGGCGCGGGTTTTTGTGAAACTAATCGGGGTTCTAGTTTTGGTGTAAGTGGTGCTATTGATTTATCAGGTGATGATGGGGCTACAGGTGCAGTATGGGGTGATTATTTCGCTTCTGGTGCAGGTGCAGGTGGTGCGGCTGGTACGTGGTATACTTTGTTAGATGGTAGTGCTGCTATAGCAACTATTAATACAGGTAACTTTATTGCGAAACGTGGGTTAGCACCGCCAAGATATAATCCGCAAGATAACCCTAATGAAATAGAATATTATATTTCAAGTTACTATGTAGGCTTTTCTAATGATGATTCATGGCAATCTAACCACCTTGTACAGGTTATCCCTTCAGCAGGTGTTATAGAAGCTGATACGCCTGTAGATGCTACAGATCCTTTAAGTGTTAGTGTTACTGAATTAACTAACAAGCCGTTATCACCAGCGGGTAATTTATCCAGTTTAGAAATATTAGTAAATCCGCCTAGTGATAGTAACTACAGCTATTCTAAAGTGTACTACCGTGTACAAGGTCAAACAGTTTGGTCTTTTATTGGTAATGCTAATAACGAAGTGGTGCAGGTTGTACCTAGTGATGGTATAACCTATGAGATAGAAGCGCGAGCGGTTTCTATTTGGGGTGTTGAAAATGAAGAAGGTGTAAGTACTTCTATTACTGTTACGGATATTATCACACCTGAATTAAATATAGATGTTAATGTTACAGACACGCTTGCTGTACCAGATGTAAGCGGCCTTGAATTATTTGAAGGCGGTAACAGTGAAGAGTTTACGGGTAAAGATGCAAAGTTTACCTGGCGTAAATCATCAAACACAAATAGTTATTTCATTGGATCAGAGCCAACCGGCTTGGGTTCTAATACCGGCGGCTTAGATTTATATTTTTTAGATTACGAAGTACGTGTATATGATGGTGAAACATTACTACGTACTGAAAATGTTACTGATAACTTTTATATTTACAGTTACGAAAAGAATGTAGAAGATTATGAACGCATTAATACTATTACAGGTGCATATCGTAGTTTTAGAATAGAAATTTATAACCGTTCACAACAAGGGCAATACTCAACAAACGCGGCGCGGTTATCAGTAAGTAACCCAGCACCAGAACTACCTTCAGGCATTAATCTAAAAGCAAACTTTAGAACACTGCTTTTAGAATATATCTTACCGGATGATC